AGATCATCGTCCGGGACTGGATCGACCCCAAGGCCATCCCCGAGAACTGGACCGGATATCCCACGACCGGTCAGACCACCAACTCCGGATACCTGCTTCAGGGACCGGTGTCGAACTTCGAGCCGTGCTACACGGAGATCGAGTGGTACGAGGACAAGAAGAAGTGGGAGGTCGAGAAGGAGTTCCGTGGTGTCGTGGTCGAGGAGGGCGAGTACGAGGTCTGCCCCTATACCCCGCAGGTGTGGAGTCGGATCGCCGGTGAGGACTATGGCCGGTCGCTGGTCGAGGAGCACATCGGTGACATCCGCTCGATGGAGGCCCTGTCCAAGGCGACCATCGAGATGGCTGCCGCCTCCTCGGAGTTCCGCATCGGCGTCGATCCCACCGGCGTGACCGAGATCGCCGACCTCGTGGACAGCGTCAACGGTGACTTCGTTGCCGCCCGTCCGACCGACATCTTCACCCTGCAGCTGGCCCGACAGCCCGACCTTGGTCCGGTCGTCATGGCCCGGCAGGAACTCGCGGCCAATCTCGGCCGTACCTTCCTGCTGCAGTCGGCGGTCCAACCTACCGGAGACCGCGTGACCGCCACCCAGATCCGTGAGATCGCTCAGGAACTGGATCAGGCACTCGGCGGCATCTTCTCCGGCATCAGCCGGGACATCCAGATCCCCATCGTCAAGCGGACCATGTTCCTGCTGGCCAAGGACAAGCTGATCCCCAAGGAGATCATGAAGCTGACCGGACAGGGCGGCATCCTGAGCATGAAGGTTCGTACCGGTCTCGAAGCCCTGAACCGCGAGGTCCAGAACAGTCAGCTGGTCCAGTGGGCTCAGGTCGTCGGTGGAATCCCCAACGCCATGCAGGCCGTGAACTGGGACAACTGGCTTATCCGATTCACCACCTCCTTCGGCATGGATGTCGCCGGACTGGTGAAGACCCCCGAGCAACTCGCTCAAGAACAGCAGGCTATGATGCAGCAGCAGGCCGAGATGCAGGCGAATCAGCAGACTATCCAGTCCGCCGGACGGATTGCTGAGGAGCAGGCCGCTGCCGGAGCCATGGAATGAACGAAACCAAGACTGAACAATCCATCGACGATACCAGTACGCCCGAGCAGATCGAGGCGTACGAGATGAAGCGGGCCGAGGAATGGGCCAAGGCCAACCCCAACGAACTGCCACCGCAGTTCAAGGGTGACCCGGCCAAGTTCCTGGAGTCCTACAAGAATCTTCGTGGTGAGCTCACCCGGCTCCAGCAGGCCGCCAAGGGTACCAAGGCACCCGAGGCCGCCCCCAAGGCCGAAGCCCCTGTGGAGCCCGTGGCGGCCCTGCAGGTGCCCAAGGAGGTCGAGCCCAATCCTGCCGAGTGGATGGAGATCAACTCGGAATTGCTGACCAGCGGTAACCTGAGTCCCGAAACACGTACGAAGATCCAGAAACGCTTTGGGCTTCCTGACGAGATCCTCGACGGGTACGTCACCGGCTTCCGTGCCAAGCAGGCCGAGGTCGCCCGTACCGCCGCCCAGACCGTGGGCGGTGAGGCCGTCCTGAAGGACATCATCGAATGGTCGGCCAAGAACCTGAATGAGGCCGAGCGTCAGACGGTCAACGCCGGGCTGAACAGCCCCGGCTGGCAGACCATCCTGATGGGCCTGAAGGCCCGCATGGAGGAGTCGAACCCGGCCCGCCGGGAGCCCAAGGAACTGCCTAAGGACTCGCTTGGCCGGTCCCTACCGACCGTGGCCAAGCCCTTTGCGAACCCCAAGGAGATGTCCTTGGCGATCCGAGATCCCCGATATGGAGTGGACCCCGACTACACCGCGTTGGTGCAGGAGCGGGTCCGCATGAACACGAGGTAAGCACATGAAGAATCCCAGTTGGCGTACCACGACCCTTGGCATCATCACCATCCTGACCGCCGTCGCCGGTGTGGTTCAGGCGTTCCTTGACAACGACCCGGCAACCAACCCCGACTTCACCGTAGCCGTGGCTGCCGTCGTCTCGGGCATCGGCCTGATCTTCGCCAAGGACGCCAAGGTCACGGGGCTGCCCAAGGAATGACATGGAACTCGCTACGGCTTTGGCTGCTATCATCGCGGCTATCCTCACTGTTGTATGGGATAAGCTCGTGGATGCAAAGATCATCGTTCCTGATTCCGGTCGTCATCGCGATCGCGTCCGTCAGTACATTGACCGGATGCGAAAAGAATCGAGTGTTCCCGGTGGCGGGGAATCCGGTACTGATCTTGGAGGGACGCGGTAGCGTAAAGGTTGCCGCGTACGACGAGAAGACCAAGACTTTCTACACCCTGGGATGGTTCGACTCGGCCGGGTTGGCCGGTAAGACCGTCTCTGATTATGACTGGAGCTCAGATGCCGAAGGTAGGTAACAAGGAATTCCCGTACACCCCCGCCGGGAAGAAGGCCGCCGCTGCGGCCAAGAAGAAGATGATGAAGAAGAAGATGGGAAAGAAGAAGTAACTTCAACCAAGGAAGTGATCCAAATCTGGACAAGGCCCGCTTAAGTGCGGGCTTGTTCATTTCCGAGCGGACCCCGCAGACCCCGATGTTCGGGACAATCAGGTACGGGACAATCTAGCAAGGAGCGTGTAATCCCCCTTTAGGAAACAACAATGTCTTACAGCAACCCGATTCGTTTTGGTACGAACTCGGGGGCCACGACTCCGACTTCGAGTGACCTGTGGCTCCCCGTGTACGGTGGCGAAGTCCTCGCGGCCTTCGACACCGCCCTGAATTTCGCCGGTAAGGTCAAGATGCGTAGCATCGAGTCCGGCACCACCGCCAAGTTCCCCGTCAGTTGGAAGATCGGCTCCGAGTACCACGAGGTGGGCTCCGAGCTGCTCGGTCTCGACTCGCCGATGCGCGAGGCGAACATCTCGCTCGATGATCGTCCGCTGGTGTCGCACTTCGAGCTCGATGACATCGACGTGGCCATGGCTCACTTCGAGTATCGGGCCGAGATGGCAGCCCAGACCGGCAAGGAGCTCGCCAAGCAGCTCGACAAGCGTATCGCCTGCCTGATCGCCAAGGCGGCGACGGACACGACCGCGACCGGTGCTGGCGGTACCCCGTTCCCCGCTCTTCTCGGTGGTGGTGACGGCATCGTCACTGATGCCGATCTCAGTGCTGGTAATGATACCGCAGCGGTCGATCTTCTTAATCTTCTCGAAGGTATTGCCATCGAGATGGACGAGAAGGATGTTCCGACCGATCAGCGGTACGTCATGGTTCGTCCGAGCCTGTGGTACGCGGCTCGTAACCTCGGTGTTCCGTCCGGTACCACGACCATCACCGGTGGTGGTGCTCTGCCTCAGAACGCCTACTTTGGCCAGCCGACCGGTGCTCTTGGTTACGACCAGTTCCTGTCGCACCTCGGCTTCCAGATCTACCGCAGCGTGAACATGCCCACGGGCAACGTGACCGGTGTTCCGGCCAAGTATCAGGTGGACTTCACCAACGTCTGGGGTCTTGTCTGGCACCCCGACTGCTGCGGCGTCGTCCAGAAGATCGGCATCTCGACCGAGATGGAGCGTGACGTTCGTCGTCAGAGCGACTTCATGGTCGCCAAGATGCTGACCGGCGGCGGCACCCTGCGTCCGTATTGCGCCTGCCTTCTCAAGACCTCGTAATAGAAAGGAAACAAGACAATGGCTATCAATGGTCTTAGTACGATTGCTAACAGCATTGGATCGGAAGATCCTCAGTGGGTCGTGACTACGTTTGCTGCGAGCACCGCCGCAACCGCCCCCCTTCCTTCGCATTGGACGAATGAGGAATGCATCCTTGAGATTATGATCTGGTACGGTAATACTGCCAGTCATTTCCTCGTTGGAAACGCGGCGGCCAAGGCAACTAGTCTCGTCGTTTCGACGAATAACGGGAACAACGCTACCTCTGCCGGTGCGACGAATCCGTATATCGCCGTGTCAAATGGTGCTTCTCCGTCTGCAAATACGTCTGCGCATAATTTCACTGTGACTAAGGATACTGACGACGGTACGCTTGGTCTTGCTGTTCATAGCAACAGCAATGCTGCCAAGATTTACGTCCGCCGCCATATCCCCGGTGTCGCTGCCTACTGACATCTCATCCTCTCGGACCCCCACGGGGAAACTCGTGGGGGTCTTTTACCATGGGCGCACTAAGCAAACTCGAAGCCGTCAATCGCATTCTCCGGTTCGCTGGGGAGTACCCCGTCTCGTCGCTCAGTTCCTCGGGGCTGAACGACACGCTGGTGGCTGAACGCATCCTCGACGAGGCTACGCTCCACTACCAGCTGCCGGGTCTCAACTTCAACACCGTGACCAAGACCATGACCCCGGATGTCGAGGGGAAGATCTACATCCCCGACGACACCATCTGGGTGGACAGCACCGGTACGGATCTGGACAAGAACCTGGTCCAGAAGGGACGCAGCCCGACGTATCTCTTCGATGCCGACGAGAACACGGACGTGTTCACGGATTCCGTCAAGGTCAAGATCGTCAGCAAGACCCCCTTCGAGGAGATGCCCACGGCTGACCAGTTCGCCGTGACCGATGCCGCCGCCCGGACGTACCAGATGACCGTGGTCGGCGACGTCAATCAGGATGCCCTGATCAACGAGCAGTACATGATGAGCCGGATTCAGGCCCGTGCCGCCGACATCCGATCGCGTGACTGGGGCTTCACCAGTAATCTCAGGTCGTATTGGCCGCAGTCTGCCGCCAAGCGACGTTTCAACGCGGACTAACGCATGGCCAAGCGAACCTCGACCGTAACCCGGATTCCCGTCCCGAACATGCTGGGTGGGGTATCGCGTCTTCCCCCCGCCCTGCGGGCTCCCAACGCCCTTGAGGACGCCCTGAACGTCACCAGCCACTTCGCCCGTGGTCTTGAGAAGCGTCCCGGTACCGAGTACATCGCCCCCGACAAGGACCAGAACAACAACAGCGGGCTGGCCGTGGGGACGACCGCTCGATCATCGTCCAGTAACTTCTACCACTGGGTGGATCGTGATTCGGACGAGAAGTACCTGATGATCTTCTCGCCGGATCAGAACGCTACCCCAGCCAGCCGTGATCCCATCCAGATCTTCAACGTCACGGACAGCACCAACGCTAACCTGTGCACCGTGACGTGGGAAGCTGGCAAGGAAGCTGATCTCAAGACGTACCTGACCCACCTCGATAGCGGTAACTTCGGCCTGAAGGCCATCAGCTACGAGGACACCACCATCGTGGTGAACCTGAACAAGGCGACGGCTTTGCTGTCAGCCAACCCCGGGCCGTACCTGTACCCAACCAGCGGTGGAACCAACGTAGAACTGTTTGCGAACGGGCATCACCGTGCCACGGTCTTCGGTGACCCGACCGGCGGTCAGGCGTCTGGAGGCTTTCCCCAGCCGCCGGGTACCTTGGACGAGTACTGGTACGCCCGCATCAGCGACGGTGGGTTTCCCTCGGGCTGGTACAAGACCACTTCGACCAGCGAATGGCCGTGGTACACCCGGCAGGCCACCCCCTTTGACAACTCCCGGTTCGACAAGACGTCGATGCCCATCCGGATCCGGAATACGGCCAAGGACACCTTTGTCGTCGAGCAGATCCCGTGGACTGACCGGCTGTCGGGCAACCCGGCCCTGAACCCGGCACCGTCCTTTGTCGGCAAGAAGATCACGGACGTGACCCTGCACCGTGGTCGCCTGTGGATCGCCGCCGGTGAGCAGCTCGTTGGCTCCCGGACCAACGACCTGTTCAACTTCTGGATCGACGACTACCAGGTTCTCCGGGACGACGATCCGGTGGACATCACGATCGGTACCGGCAAGGTCAGCATCGTCAGCCATCTGGTGTCGTTCGCCAAGGCGTTGGTCGTGTTCACCGATACCGACCAGCAGTTCGAGGTCCGGGGAGAACCGATCATCAGCCCGACCAACGTGGCCCTGCTGCCGACCACCAACTACGGAATCGCCGCGTGCAAGCCCGTGACGACCAACCGGCAGATGTATGCCCCGGTTACCAAGGGCACGGCTACTCAGGTCCACGAGTATTACTACGACGAGCAGGCGGCCAACAACATCTCGGTGGACATCGCAGCCCCGGTCGAGGGCTGGCTGCCGTCCGGGATCCAGCAGATCGTCGCCTCAAAGACCGGCGACGTTCTGTTCCTGCGGTCGAACTACAACGGCCACACGACCAGCATCTACCTGAACTTCATGCTGTGGAGCGGTAACGAGAAGGCCCAGTCGGCGTGGAACAAGTGGACCTTCCAGAAGGATTCGCTGGTCAAGTCCATGCAGGTGTTCAACGACTACCTGTACATCCTGTTCAAGCGGGAGCTTCCTCAGGACTTTACGCCAACCCTGAACTACGAAGAGAACCAGTTCTGGGTCGAGCGTGTCCGCATCCGCAATCTGGACAACGTCTACATCAACGACGCCACGACCGAACTGCTGTTCGAGCCCCGGCTGGACCGGCAGTACGAGATCGTGATGGATCAAAGCGTAACGACCTATGCCGAATATGATCCGGTGACGATGACCACGACCCTGAAGCTGCCGTGGTACGATTCCGAATACTTTCGGGAGCCGGTCCAGAACAGCAATATCT